CCCGAACATTTCTTTGTCGGGCCTAATTTGAACAATGTCGCCGATATTCATGTCTTTTTCCTTCGTGTCTTACGGGTTGCCATTTTTGGCATGTCTATTGCCAGATGCGCCGGGTCAGCGGTGATGTGCTGCGCTGTTCGCAGGCTTGCCGCCGATGACGGTTCGATGCCGCGCTTTCTGATTTCGTTCACCACTCGCGATGCTTGATAGCTTGTGCGTCTTGATGTTTCAAACTCCTTAAGGTTGATTTTTGAGGGTTCGTTGCGCCAATCGAAAGGGTTGCTCATTCCAATTCTTCTTTCACCAGCACATCGACGCCTGTGCCGCTAGCGTAAACCTTCGTAACGTGCAGGCTCACAATTTGTGAATCGTCACGCCACACAATGCCATTCATGCCGTCCAACACGCTCTTGGCAAGGTTGTCTATGTCGGGTTTTTTGATTGGCTTTTCCACGCCGCTTAAACACGCCTCCCTGCGCTTTTTGCTGTGCGACTGAGGGATAGGTAGCCGGATATACAAAAAAACGCCCAAAGGCGTTTCTAGCAAGTCTGTTGGCCCCATTGCCGCCCGTGCGGCTTGCTGAACAATTGCTTCATAGTCCTGCGTCTTTTTCGGCGTGTAGGCCCGCATGAAGCCGCCGACCTTGCTGAACTTTGGCCTGCCCTTTGGCACTGGATCGCCGTCAATGTGGAAATGCAGCATGAAGGTCATTTCTTGCGCTCCGCGTTCATCAGGTTCCGCAGGTTTATGGCTTCGTCAAGCCCGCGTATGCGTTCAATGTCGGCTATCACGATGCGCCACCAGTTGTTCGCTTCCGCTGCGCCATTCGCCCGCGCCTTGGCCCGGTATCGTTGCAGCCATTCCCGCGCCTCGCATTGCCTCATGTAAGTCCAAATCTCCGGTGAGGCATAAGGCCCGGTCGATGATGCCCTTCGGGTAGGCTTCGCCATCCCGGACACGGTTGAGGATTTTGTGCGCCTGCTCATGCGTCATACACGCCGCCTTAGCTGCGCCAATTTTTCCCGGATGTGGTCGGGCATCGGGACGGTGTTTGCGATGCGCTGCTGGTATTCCTGTTCCATCGTGACCCGTTTTTTGACTTCCGGGATTTCAGCCCCATCCCAACGCTGCTGGTTGAGGTACACAAGCGGGGCCGGGATGAAGGCTCCATCGTTCTTCAGCCACTGTTCGGTGGTCTTCAGCCACTCCACGTGCTTGATGATTTGGTCGGCCTGTGTTTCGCAGTAGGTCTTAGCCCACTTCGCCAAGCAAGCCGCTTTTGCGCCTTTGCGCGGGTTCCGGGGCCAAGCTGCCCAGAACCTGTCGAACCCTGATTCAAACATTGCTTTCCTTTCGTGCATAGGTTACCCAAGGGTGGATAGCCGATCCTCCCTGCTCCAGCTTTCGATCTGCTATCCAATCTGTCATTTAGTCAGTCATCTATGTGCAGTCTCATCAGCCCAAGTGCGCGTGACGGATTGATTCTCTTATACGCAAAGTCTTGTCCCACCATGTCCTTTGCGCTTCACCGGTCGGTCAATCAACGCCGGTCGGCAGATGCGGGGTGTCTCGCTCTGTCGGTGTTCCTTGGGTGCAGCCCATGCAGGCCCATCAGCTAACGCGCCCTGACGGTCTGGGCCAAAAAGCAAAAAACCCCTGAGAGATGCTCTGTGGTCTTGGCTCTTGGCAGAGCAGCAGCTTGGCGGTTGAACTAGAGGCAAACACCTCACCAGCTACCTTGCAAGACCACACAGCACCCTCAAGGGTTCTGTCCTCTAGTTCATCGCCTAGTTGCCACACCAGACGGCTCGTATTTTAGACCGATTCGTTAACCTGCGTAAAGCCCCCTTCAAACCATTCTGGCCGTAGGGTCTTCAGTTGAGCCACCCGCGCATCTGGCACGGTGTAGCCCCACTGCGTAATGGCGCTCCTGCTGACCCCTAGTAGGCGTGACAGCGCAGCGGCTGATCCTGCTAGGACGATGGCTTGATCTTTTGTTAAGGAATTCATGGCCGCAGTGTAAAGGTCTTAACAACCCAAAACCATTCCCGACCATTTTTTAGGGTCATTTTTTTGGGCGTCTTTACTTTGGTGTTAAGTTGCGCCGAGAATCTCGGCATGCCGTAGCGCAACGCAAGCGGTCTTAACTGGAGATGATGAAATGACACTAGTAGCAAAGCAAGGCAACCGGGAAATCTGGGCAACTTTCGATCAGTCTGCCCAAGTCTACGAATTGTTTTTTGACCGGGAAGGTGAGACCTTTACCGGCTGGTATGTAGACTCCATCAAAGATGCCAAGGTCGCAGCAAAACACATCTTTGCTGAACTCACCGCCTAACAACATAGCCTGTAGCCCCCTCTCCGGGGGCTATGGGGTAGGTTGTCTACCACTCTAGCCGTAGCACTTCGCAAGCGGTCTTTTTAAGGAACTGAAAAATGGCTCACCTGATCGAAACCAACCAAATCACCAACAAAGCTGAGATTGCCTACGCTGGCGATGTGCCTTGGCACGGGCTTGGTCAATCCCTGTCTGCTAATGCTCCCATCGACGTGTGGCAGCGTGAAGCCGGTCTGGATTGGCAAGCTGTTGTGTCGCCGGTCATGTACTGGCCCGATGGCTCGGCCGCGCCCAAGACTGTCGTTGGACGCAATGTGATCTTCCGCAACGATACCCAGCAAGCCCTTGGCGTTGTGACTGACCGCTACAGGATTCACCAGCCCAACGAAATTCTGGCGTTTTTCGACACGCTAGTGCGCTCGGCCGGGTTCAGCCTTGAAGTTGCTGGCGCAATCAGTGGCGGCAAGCGCATCTGGGCCTTGGCCAACGTCAACCGTGAAGCTTGTGTGCTTGGCGATGACGCTGTGCGCGGCTATCTGCTGTTGTCCACAAGCTTTGACGGCTCCACTGCGACTATCGGTCAATTCACCAGCGTCCGGGTTGTTTGCAACAACACCCTGTCGATGGCTGACCGCGAAAATGCCCCGTCCCGCGTTTCGCTCACGCATGGCGCACGGTTTGACGCTAGCCTGATGCGCGACAAGCTTGGCATCATCGTGGGCGGGTTCGACGGGATGATGGACAACTACCGCAAGCTTGCGCGTCAGGATGTCAATTCTGCGTTTGTGAAAAGCTTTCTGTCTGAGTTGTTCCCGCCCACTTTGCAGATCGCCAAAGTGCCGGGCAAGCTTGTCAAGCAAGAGGTGTACGCTGATTCCCGCGCTTACAAGAAGGTGCTGGAATTGTTCGACGGTGCAGGCATCGGCAGCGACTTGCCCGGTGTCAGCGGAACCCGCTGGGGCTTGCTCAACGCCGTGACGCAATTCATCGACCATGAACGCGGCCACAACGTCGATACCCGCATCAACAACGCGTGGTTTGGTGATGGCGCTCGTCTCAAGTCTTCCGCTGAAGACCTTCTGCTGACCGCGTAATCATGTGGCCCTTCCCGCCTCCGGGCGGGCCTGTCCCTTGGACGCGCAAGCAAATTCAAGAACACGCCCGCCAGCAACGTCAGCGCGATGAACAAGACCGCGCCAAACTTCCTCCAGCCCCGTTCTAAGGACACGACATGAGACAACACTACAAGACAACGCCTAAAGCCTCACCGTGGCTTGATTTGGCCCTCGCCACAGTCATTGGCATTGCGATTGCCGCGCTGCTTTTTTTCTGGTGGTCAGCATGAAAGTCAAAATGCTGCGCCATGTGCGCGAACTGTGGAACAGCCCGCTAGTCACGCGGGAAATCAATCGCGCAAATCAGCGCAAATGGATTCGCCAAGTGCGGATATTAGGTGACAGATGGCTCTTAGCTAAACACGTTGAAAGGCACAAAAATGCAAGTTAACCCTGACGCAATCATCAACAGCATCGAGAAATCGGCTGGCATCCTGTACCGGGACAGTGAAGCCGCTGACCGGCTGGCTTGGCAGGTCGGCGCTCTGACCGCAAAGATTCGTGAGTTGTCAGCACTGCTGCAATACACGGTTGACCAGTTGAACGAACTTCAAGCAAAGGAAATGAAATGATTGGTAGCAACATTGCAGCCGCGTTTGTCAAAGCTCAAAAAGAGTTTGGCCCTGCGCTTAAGTCTGCCGTTAATCCTGCGTTCCAACGCAATGGCAAGGGCGGGCGATATGCTGACCTTGCTTCTTGTGTTGAGGCAGTCATCGACGCACTGAACAAACACGGGATTGCGCTGATGCAGCAAAACGTCGAATGCAACGATGGCGTAATCGTGCAGACGATGTTTGTTCACGAATCGGGCGAAACCATCTATAGCGGGCAACTGCATGTCCCTGCGGCAAAACAAGACCCTCAAGGCTATGGATCGGCGCTGACTTATGCCCGCAGGTACAGCTTGATGACTGCTTGCGGCATAGCGCCTGAAGACGATGACGGGAATGCTGCCGTAAAGCCTTCCAGCAACGTCAGCGCAGCAACGATAGCGGCTCACATTGCCGACATTCACGACAGCGCCAACAGTGATGAGATGACAGCCGCGTACAAGCTTGCGTATGAGGCTTGCCAAGGTGATTCGCAATGGATTGCCAAAGTTGTGGAAGCAAAAAAGGCAAGGCAGGCCCGCGCACAGCGCGAAAAAGAGGCGCGTGAGCAAGGGGCTGTAAATGGATGAGCAGCGCACAGACGAATGGTTTGCCGCACGGTTAGGCAAGGTCACTGCCAGCCGCGTAGCAGACCTCATGGCAACCACTAAGTCAGGCTATGCCGCCAGCCGGGACAACCTTATGGCTTTGCTAGTTGTTGAACGGTTAACCGGCCAGCAGCAAGACGGCTACACCAGTGCTTCGATGCAGTGGGGTACAGAGCAAGAACCGTTTGCCCGTGCGGCTTACGAAATCGCAACCGGGCAGATGGTCGATGAGTGCGGGTTCGTGCCGCACCCAACGATTGTCAATGCGGGCGCATCGCCTGACGGTCTTGTAGGCACTGACGGTCTTGTAGAGATCAAGTGCCCAAACACGGCCGGGATGATTGACGCGCTGCTGACGCAAACCGTGCCGGGTAAGTACAACGCTCAGATGCAAATGCAGATGGCTTGTACCGGCCGGGCTTGGTGCGACTACGCTGTGTTCGACCCGCGTATGCCTGCTAAAGCGCAACTGTTTATCAAACGTGTGCCCCGTGATCCGGTTTTCATTCAAAAGATGGAAGCTGAGATTGTCAAATTCCTTGGCGAACTTGATGCCAAGGTCAACCAACTGAAGGAACTTTTTACATGAGACAGCAATTTGAAATTAAGTACCCCGCCCGTGAGTACACGCTTGCCAACGGGGAGAAAAAAACTTTTTGGAGTACACACGGCTCCATCTGGATTGACGATGACCGCAAGAACATTTCGGTCAAGATTGACAGCCTTCCAGTAGGGGACAAATTCACGGGCTACTTCAAGGCATTCCCGTTTGTTCCCAAGCACAAACAACAACAAAAGACCGCGTATGAAGGTCTGCCCTCTGACGATAGTTTCGATGAATTTGGCGACACGCCGTTTTGAAAGGACACATCATGCTTAAACGAATCTTGGCCGGTCTTGGCATTGCCCTCATCACCACGGGCGCATGGGCGCAATGCTCAACGCACACCATTTTTAGCAACGGCCGTACAGTCACCTGTACTACCTGCTGCTACTTTGGGAATTGCACAACGAACTGTTTCTGACATTCGGGCCGAAAGCGGATGCTGAGCAACTGCGTAGCGGGAACCGGACGTAGCGAGTAGGCCCACCTTCTACACTAAAGGACACGACATGGAAAAAGTTGAATTTTTGGCTTTGGAAAAGGCCATGCGCTTGTTGGATGCTACCGGCTGCAAGTACCGCATCTGCACCCCCGGTGGAAGCTGGTTTGGCGACTTGAACCTTGAAAAACCCAAACGCAAATTCAAGTACCCAAAGGGTGAAAAGGTGACGTATTTGCGCCAGCATCTTGGCAGCATTCAAGTGGGCGATGTGGTCAAAGTGCCGTCTGACAAATACGACATTGGGGATTTGCAAAAAAGCATTTCATCGTATCTCAGCAAGACGCTAGGCCCGAAAAGCCACACCACCGCGATGAACCGCGATGCCAACTGCGTTGAAGTGCTGCGGGTGGCGTAATGTCGGTGATGCACATTGCCCAAGAACATCGGGATCAATTCCCCGAGGAATTCCTAGATTGGCTGCGTGACAACCAGCACATCTGGGTGGGCTTTGTGTCTGAGGCCAGCAAGGTTATCAACGCTGGCTTTCAGCACTACTCAGCCCGAACAATCGTCCATGTGCTGCGCCATCACTCGGCCTTGGCCGAACGGGGCAGCGAATGGAAGATCAACAACAACGTCAG